CACCTTTTGTCATGGTACTAGATCACAGGGAAACGGATGATGATATTATATACAGAGTTCTAACCTTGAATGAGGGTGAAAAGGAAGTGATGAAACAGTTTTTAGAACCTTATCAACCCATGTATGCTTCAGAAGCCCCCACTATACCTTTATCTTCTGATCACCCATCTGTCTACTTTAACTCATCCCATGGGGAAGATATTTTTTTTGAGAAGCCTGTCCCTCCAGGTTGTATGTATATTACTCTTCATCAATGCGGTATATCCACTGAACTCAGGAATTATTATAAGATTATGTTGGCATTTGATGATATTCCTAAAGGGATGAAGGCTAAATTAAGAGATCCTCTTAAACATAAAGACGAATTAGCAAAGGAATTTGGCTTTACCTTTCACATTCATTATCCTGAAGCCCCTCATCCTTCAGACAGAACATATCTTGAATCTATTAAATACCCCTTTGTAAACTTTAACATTAGAAATAAAAGTTTCTTTATTAAATCTGGTATGTTTAGTTTAGATAATCACAATCATTTTACAGATACTTCTAAGGAAGAGGGTTCGCCACAAGTAACACATCATTATACTGGTGTTTTTACCGACAACAATCTTAAGAATATGTATGAAGACTCTATTTTTCCAACCTATGACATGGTTAAACGTCATTTAGGAGGTTCTTCTGACGATATATACGAGAATATCGATGCTGTTACACATGATTTTAAATGCACTCAATCCTGGCTCTTCAAAAAGTTCCCTGGAATTCATTATAATTTTTCTTGTAGAGCAATCGTCCATCATGATGCCAAAAATGATCGCATTTACCAAAGAAGAAGGAAATCCTTAGAGGGGACTGAAGCCTATATTGATCAGATGTCTAATAATGCTATTCAGAGTAAGGCAACAAGGAATATGTTTGAGAGATATGGGGACGAAGATGTTACACGCATCATAGGTAAACTAGTCAACCGTGGAATAAATCTAAATGAACCAACTGAATATACAGAGCTTAGACCATTACAGCAAGCAGTACTATTCATGCAAAAAGATATGGTTGCAGAATTAGTCAAGGTTAAGGGAATCGATAAATCTAATACGGATAACTTATTAAAAGAGGGACTCAAGCGAGAACTTGCTAAGACAACTTCTGAAAAAATAAAAGAAAAAATCAGGGAAATCGCAAGAGAAATTCACAGACTTCTTCACCCCCCTAAGGCTAAAACTCTTAAAAGAAAAACTCTTAAAAGAAAAACAGTGAGGCGTAATAAGTTTTAAACAGATATATTAAGCCAATTAGATGGACAGACCAAACACCTCGGCAGAAGGTTCTTTATTAGAACTTGTGGCGAGAGGTAAAAAAGATGTGTATTTCATGAGTAATGATAAATCTGCACATGTCCCCTTTTCTTATAATATGCAAACCTGGCCAGCTACAATTGATGAAACTAGACAAACCCAGCCTCTCAATATGATTGATTTTGGTCGCAGTATAGAATGGGAAATGGAAGTCTTTGGAGACTTACTAATTGCAGCCTCTCTCGTAATAGATTTACCTAGCTGGTTACCTCTTGATATAGCTCCATTGAATCCAAAGAATATTGTAACTGATTCTAGTGGTAATACATATGGCTACACGCAGGGTATTGGAGCTTTCTTATTTGAACAGATTCAGTTTTACCAGGACCAACTCTTACTCCAGGAATTCAGTGGAGACTTCTTGTATAGTTGGTTTCATTTCCAGAGTTCCTTATCACAAGAGACACTTATTCTCAAGGAATTAGGATGTCATGCAGGTAGTCCACTTGAGATTCAAAGGAATGCTACCCCTAAAAGGCTTACTCTACGTTTACCGCTCATAGGATGTGCTCACCCTGATGAGGGTGGCTTACCCTTTGTAGCTCTTCCGGGTCAAAAGTTCAGAATTAGATGCAAGTTACGAAGGTTAGAAGATTTAGTGGAGTCTTCTTCGCAGGCAATCAAGCCAAGCCCTTGGACACGAAACGATCTGAAGCTAACAGATGTGGATGGAATTGAGACCCCCTTTACACCTATACAGAGAGAAAATATAGCAAAGCCTCTTATTACCCTTGAGACAACCCAGCGTTACGTAAGACAAGATTTACAGGCTAAAATAAGGGCTACCAATTTTCAGATTCCTTTTTTGAGACCCTTTGAAAATAAATTAAACTTAGATCCATCAGATTATGTATCTGTTGCAAATGGGGGGACGTCACTTATTACAAAACGGATTGATGGGAGGCACCCATCAGAATCTGTCATGGTTATGTTTCAGTCAGAATATAATATAGAAAGAAATCAATTGTGGAATCTGAATAATCCATTAGGAACAGGGGCTTTTTACAATAGTCTACAATTACTCATAGCTGCAAAGGAACGTGAGAATGCATGGGATTCTAAACAATGGCAGAATATATCTCCATGGACAAAGGCAGAAAAAACTCCAGGGATTCCTGTTTCATGGATATCCTTTTCAATTGGCCCACAATATGGATATAAGGCTCCAGAAATGCGTAGGCCATCTGGAACTGTTAATTTCACCAATGCAGATAAACCAACTCTTTCATTGGATATTACTGATACTTTGCCTTCTAGTAATGGGCAAAAAAGAGTTACCATGCGGGCAATATCGATTGGTTGGGGTATATATTTAATTGAATCTCAAAGGGGTGCTTTACTCTTTGGAAATTAATTATAATTTTTAAGATAGTCAAATATGTAATGCTTATCTGAGATTACCTTGTTAACCTCTCTAATAATATCCCTCTCCTCAGCTAATCCAGCACGCAGGGCATTTCTCTCTGCAGTTTCAGTAACAAGTCTATTTACTGCCTTCTCATAAGCCATTACCTGCTCATAATTCATACATCTTACAAGCCTGGCACCTTGCTCTTGTTGCCTTAGTGATAGCTCATTGATTCTCATGTATGGAACAAGCTCAGGCATATCATCATCTCTAGCGTTTCGGATTAAATCAGAAAGTTCCTTGAAGTCGGTATCATCTTCGTGATCGTCCCTATGATAAGCCTCAGATAGAGGGATTAGAGGAGGCATATCGTCATCTGTGCTAGATTCACTCGCATCACTTGTATCAGAATCCATTGATACATTCAGCATATCTTCTCGCTGTTGCTCTAGTGCTCTTAGAGTTAGGTATACATTGATACCAGTAATCTGAATACATATTATCGCTGTAAGACATGCTAGATCATATTCCATGACATAACATGTGGTATAGATACCAAAGAGGAGAACGATTCCCTGCATTTGTTCCATTAGATAAGATCCTGGACTAGGATTCCGCTTAACACAACAAGTGAACTTATTCTCGTCAACAATATCTGAGATGCGCGTCATACTATTTATAACGTTAACACTCAATGTCAATTTTTTGAGGTACCCTTAAATTTGACCCTGACTACACTCATACAAAACATATAATGTATCGTCTTGAGCTTCTAGTTACAGAGCAGGGAAAGCCTTTCTACCCTCCTGTCGGTACCGTTGAGAAGCTGAGTCGTGAGAATGCAGGCTATGACTTGAAGGTGGTATCTAGTGTCAATCCTACAAATGTAGCAACACTAGTCCCTCTTGGTGTTAAGGCGCGGATGATAAAGTCCACTCCGATGGAATCAGGTGTAGACTTGCTAGAGGATTCTCATTTCACACTTGAGCCTCGCTCATCTATTTACAAGACAGGTTATATGATGGCAAATAGTCGTGGAATTATTGATCTCTCTTACCGAGGTGAGCTAAAGGCTCCTCTCATATCTGTAGCCTTTCCACTCACCCTTTCTCAGATTATTGAGCCAGGAACTCGTCTATTCCAGGTAATTGCTCCAGGCCTAGGCTATATTAACGAGGTAGCTTATGTAGATTCTCTTCCAGAAACTGTGCGTGGTGAAGGTGGATTTGGAAGCACAGGGACTAAGTAGATGGACATCAGTCAGATAAATGCATATGGAACAAAACAACCAAAAGGCACCGCAACAACATTAATTGATTTAGTATCAAGAGATATACAGGATAATACACTTTTTCCATTGAATGCTTCGGTAACAAGATTTACAAGAGATGAGGGTCTACGGACAATTCCAATGTCATCTGTTATGCGAGAATTTACATTCCGTGGACCTGCCGCATTTGGTCAGACATTTACTTTTGAGTTAGGAGATATTAATTGTGGTGATCTACTCAGTGGTCTTTTTATTCAATTACAACTCAATGATTGGTTTCCTACTTTATTTAGATACCTTTTATCAATAAATACAGTCATACCAGTGGATCCTACACAAATGTGGACTTACTGTAACTCATTGGGAACATCTATACTTGAAGAAGCTACCTTAGAAGTAGATGATCAAGTTTTAGAAAGAATTACAGGAGATTCTATACATGTTACCAGCCTCTTATTTCCAGATTTGAACACACAGGTTGGCCTTTTTGATGCACTTGGATCTAAGACAATGGATCAATTAAAAGAAAATGATGGACTTCGTGCCTTTTTTACAGAAGATGGTTGGATAACAGTGCCTCTAATGTTTTCTATGCTGAGAGAGACTAACACTGCCACATTTCCTATTATTGCATGTCGCAATGGAACAATGAGAATCCGTGTAACTTTAAAGAAATTTGACCAACTTGTTCGTATTAAATCTGGTTCACGTGCTTCTTGTAATGACACACCTTTATTAAAGACCATGGATTTCTCAGATTCAAGATTATCTATCAATAGAATTAAACCATTTACTTCATTTACTCAAGAACCTACACTAAAAAATATTCAATTATTAACACAAGGTTTTTTTGTCGATGGACCCTATCGTGAAATGTTATTAAGACAACCTTTTGAGAGGCCTTTTCGCGAGATTCAACAATTTGATTTTACAGAACCTTTAAAGTATGTTGTAAATAAATCTGGAAATGATCTTATTACTATCCAGTTACCTTTAGAAGCAAATCAGCCAGTAGAGGAAATTGTCTGGATTTTAAGACGTAAGGCTTCTGTAACTCTCAATAATAATTGGATAAATTACAGCGCAACCTTAGAAAAGGATTATGACCCCACATTTGCACCCTTAGAACCACTCTTAGCTTCAGCTAAGATTCAAGCCAACGGTCAAGATATAATATCTCAGAATGAGAGCTGGTTTCGTTCTCATATTGCCAGGGCGCATAAGGGTGGGAAAGTATCTTACGACTCCTTTGTCTATGGATATTCTTTTGCAAGGCATCCAGGTCAACATGATCCAACGGGTTCTATCAATGCAAGTCGTCTAAATTCTCTTCGTCTAACTCTTGACGTAAAACCACCAGGTGGGGCTTCTGATACAGAGTGGGAGGTTCATGTATTTGTCTTTGCATTTCAATGGATTCGCTTTGGCAATGGTATCTGTAATAAAGTATTTATTGATTAAAATTGAACCAACCTCAATTCAAAGTTTCGGTAAAATGCCAGGCATCGAAGAGTTTACATCAGAGTTCTTTGATCAGTCATCAGAAGCCTGGATGAAAAATAAAGTTAGAAAAGGGGCCAGTATGGCTTATATTTGTATTGCGCTTACAAAGGAGGGTAATTCTTGTAAACGCACTGCTATAATGATTAATCCTCTATCAGAACATTTCTGTAAACAACATCGTAACTATGGCATAAACAAAATCATGAAAGATGAATAGAATGGTAGCTAGCCTACTCAAAATTATATCTACAGGAATACAGGATCAGAGATTACAGCCCCCTAAGGACCAACCAACAATTGAACCATTCATAACTGTTTTTATTAAGGCAGGTAGATATGGAACAAATTGGGCAAGAATTGACTTTGATACATCGGCCGACTTTGGTAAGACAGCTATAGCTCGTTTACCAGTTCGCGGTGAACTGATATCGAGAGTTTTTTTAGTCGTTCAGATGCCAGATATTCAGACACCCCAGCTTTTAGCACAGAATACTAAAGTCAATGGCCAATCAGTATCATTTGTGGGACCACATTTTGGATGGACTAATTCATTAGGGCATACTCTAATAAATCAAGCACAGGTTCATATAGGAGGTGTATTATCTGATACAATACCTGGTCAATTAATGGAAATCATAGATGAGTTTCAGACACCCTTAGAGAAGACTATAGAGTCTAGTAGGCAGATTTGTAGAAAGGACAATGGCTTCACAGATACTTCCTTTGGAAATTCTAACACTTCCGAGCAAGTAATAGTAAATCTACCCTTCTGGTTCAGCAGGGGAGATCCTGGATGTTATCTACCGATTGATGCACTTAACATTGATGAAGTTCGTATAACTCTTGATTTTAATGTTATTAATAATCTTTACTATACCCAATCAAGACAAACCGATGCAAGCGATAATATAATAATGACAAATTTGTCAGGTAATTCTTTATGGCCCATGGCAGGCTCTTCTTTTTATTACTCCGATTTACTTGGATCTAAGATTTCTGGATTGGAGCCTGTTAGAGCTCCTGATACTACAGTTTCTCAATATCCATCTAATATAAAAATGCCTACACAATTCTCAATGACTGATGCATATCTTATGGTTGAATATATATACCTTGATAAACCCGAAGCTAATAGATTCCGCATAGCAGACATTCAAGTACCAATCGTACAACATTATACATTCGATCCTGTAGACACGCGTTATAATAGGAATGCTACTATACCCTTAATCATACCAAATCCCACGAGGGATATATTCTTTTATTGCCAGAAATATGAGGCCCCAGGGTTTAATGCACCTTTCTTAGGAACAAGAGATCTAAGTAATACTAAATTTCCTTTTGCACCATGGTGGCCAGATGCAACCGGACTAGGTGAGAGACTTTTTGAAAACTTGAGTCCAGGATTTTCTACCAGATATTCTGAACCTATACGTTGGTTAGCCTTGAACTATACAGATAGCTTGAATCGTTTTAGTTCTGAGAATGTAGCACTATTTCGCTCCCTCTTACCATCTTCAGAACAAAGAAAAGCGCCATGGGTAAATCGTTATTTCTATAATCTACCCTTTGGTATTAAGAATGGTTATACACCCTTCTCAATGCCAGTTGGTCAGGCGAATCTTGACAAGATTCAGAAAGTGCAATTAGTTTTAGGATTTCATGGTAAGACTGGTAATATAAATGATGATTTCGTTGATCGATATATAGTCTATTCTTATGCTGAGACATATAACATTTTAAGAATATATGGAGGTCGTGGAGCTTTAATGTTTTCGTATTAATGAGTTCCGACAATATTTTATTCTATACTTATAATTTATAACTATAGAATAGATGAATACTGCATTCGGAGGAAATAGAGTCCATGGTGTAGTATCTTTTGATACTACAAATTCATATCCTGTAGGCTTACTTTCTGGCTTAGGCCCCATATATAACGATCAACAGCTATTAACCCTTGCTCAACTAAGATATACCGATATACAGAGCGATATATCTGCTGAATCTTCTGCGAATTATGCCAGTCTAAATCTTTCTTTATTAAATGCCCAGTTAGCTCCTCCAGGTTCAGCTATTTCACAAATCACAGCTGTAAACTATACAAATGCAGCTTCGCAGATTAATTACGCGAATCAGATAGCATTTAATCTAGCAAATGTAGAATATACAAATGCAAAGGCTGTAGCAAAGGCATGTACTGATGCCGCGTATTCAGGATTCCTGACAACTGAGGCGTATGCCCTACAACTTGAAACTAGAAGCACACTTTCTACAGTTACAATGATGGGAAATTTAACACCAGATATAAATCTTCTCGATACAGTGAGACTCTCGACAATATCTAGTACAGTAGGGACCACTGTTCAATTAGCGTTAAATACTTATAATAATGCATCTACTAATACAGCACTTTATATTTCTAATACAAGTAGTCTAATTGGGGCAGCAATTATTAAATCAGCTTCTGTTACTGCAAATTTAACCTTACAGAAATGCTTTACGACAGTAGCAAAGCTTGTTATAAAAACTGTTACAGATGTCCTGTCTAAACTTGCAGGTAAAGAGACACTTATTTCGCAATATGGCACAGGACACGTTCCTCTTCAAAATGCTATTAATATAGCTAGTTATGTTCTCACATGTATAAATACATTTATAACCCAAGTATCTGCTCCATCTACTACAAATTATTCTACACCTATAATAAATTTAAGTACATTTACAAATACCCTTCATTCTATTGCTAGGACAAATAATGAATCCAGTTATTTTTCAGAATTTATGGCGAATAGTCAAATTGGAGTAGCATCTACTCTTAGAGGTTATAATTCCCCCATATTTGTTCCAAATATATATATTACATCTCCACAAGGGTATAATTCTCCTATAGCTGTTCCAAATACATATTCTGCAACCCCACTATATGCTTTAACTGAATTTGTATCATCTTCTGCTTCATTGCTTAATATTTCGAACGATGCTGATATTTCAGCATATAACTCTCAAGGTCTAACAAATGCTGTTATAGACTTAGAGAATGCAATACAGAATACTCCAACTCCAGAACTAGCTACACTTGTAATAGCTAATAATGCTTCTACTACTATATCATATGTATTAAATCAGGTTCAGATAGTTACTTCAAATTCATCTGCATTTGATTCTGTATCTATAATATATCGATCTAATAATATCCTAACGCGTAAATTGGAAGATTATACAATCAATGAAAATAACTTAATCTCATCTATTTCTAATGCATCAACTGTTTTAACACTATTAAGCACTGCAAATGGAATTTCGTCTAATGTATCATCTGTTAAAGCTAAATCATGGGCGATAAATGCAGCAAATGATAAGGCAAATACTATATCTGACACATTGAGATCTTCAATAATCTTGTTGAATACTACTGCGAATACTCTAATAACCCCTCAAAAGCTTGCAATACAGACAGCGGCGGCTTATACTGCGGGTGCAACCATGGCCTATAAGAATTCCCGTCTTGCAAGGTTATCTAATAATACGTCTGGATTAGGAAACCCACCAACTAATTCATTCAAATCGATTGCTCCTGTGCCAATTGTTCCACCAACGACGCCCAATATAGATGATCTCTTAGCAAGAACTGCAATCGGACCTTATAATATAAATTCTTTACCATCAATCCGTTTAATGCAGAAACGGGCACAACAGAATGGACAGATTGTGCTTGATAAATCAGCATTCTCATCAAGGCAACAATAATACTCGACTCAAAAATTGAATCCGTGTTAGCAGTGTATGATAGCATACTACTAAATGGCCCTCACTACTTCTTCTGTTAAGATTCACCTGATCAACAACATTGATAACGGTAATGTGGATGATTCAATTGTTATCAAGAAGGATGTTCATGACAAGTCATACAGCGTAACATACAGTGATCAGAATAATGGTTCTCCTGTGAAGCACCTTGTTACTGGTCTACATCGTGATAACCTCGAGGACTATGTCTACATGATTCTGAAGAACCAGTCAATTGATGAGGATGGTTATAAGTATATTCAGGTCACTGCACCTGCAATGCCCCGCGTGTTAGTGTCAGGTTCGTTGATGAAGGAAGTGTATTACCGTGAGCATATGATAGAGATGTTAGGAACGTCATTAGATTTGTTAGAGAAGGTGAGTGTTAAGTGAATATAATATATTAAGAAGTA